TGTACGTTTGTCCCTGCGCCCATTTTCTGCGTAGAACCCAATAAAAAACGAACCTGCCCGCTTCTTACCTTGCCAAATAGCTCCGCTTTCCTTGTTTCCGTATTCGCCTCATGTATGAATGCTATTTCTTCCGGCGGCACTCCTTTCCCGACCAGATTGTTTTTTATATCCTCATAAATAGGCGTTCATTACAATATAGCAAAAATGCTGTATTTATGGGAAAAGTTCAGTAGTTTAGTACCCTTAAAATCCCGTCAAATATGCTCATTTAGTAACAAATTAGAAACAAATTTTACAGTATTCAGGATTCCTTAAATATATCCATCCGTTGCGCTTTTTCTGATATGATTTCAGCAGCCCCCAGCCACCAGAAACCTCCACAATAGTGAAAGTTCCAATACCCGTGTATTTGCCTAATAAATTGCTATTATCTGCAGAACTGGGGCTTGTTCTGATATTCAGATCCGGGATAATAATTCTGACCAAAAAAGGAACAACAGGAAAAAGAGATGCAGGTTTAGTTGTTGTTACCTGTGTTCCGATAATCGCTTTTAATATGGTCAGAATCTTTTCTCCATAACCAGAACCAGCCGCCCAGCCTTTACCCCGCGGGTTTTCCTGAATCCCCAGCCATTCCACATAAGGAGCACACCCACGGGGTACATACTTAAATCGAGGATCTATAACAGGATTCAACAGTAGTTCAGTATTTGCATATGCTTTCAAATGCTGGATTTGCGCCCGGATGCCATTCTGCGGCGTGTCAAATGAATTACCTTTCATACCATTGTTGGTTACACCCAGACCGCAAAAATTATTCTGATTCAGCGTAACAGCAGAACCCTTAAAAGTGAAATTCCCAGTTTCAAGACAGGACTGTGCAAAGGCAAGATCACCTCGAATCCCTTCTGCTGCACCTTCTAACAGATACAAAGGAATCATATCAAAAACAGATTGCGCTACAACAGGATTCTTTGTCCTAAGATATGTTTGCATCTGGTCATCTGTAGCTTGTGCTGCACCCGCAATTTGAGTATATCCCACTATCTTCGTGTCACCATTTAGCTTTGCATTTACTTCTTCAGCAATCTGTCCATATCTGGAATACAAATATTCTCCCGGACAATCTTTGTTCCTAAACCAACGATGAACAGTCATATTCTGCTGTTCCACTTTACCGATCAGTTTTTTATTTCCTTGCCATTTCAAGGCTTTTATACCGTTCCGCTGACAAATATCCACTAACAGCCTAATCAGGGATTTATAAACCTTATCATTTATAGCATATGGCGTAGTTTTATCACTGGCACATTCGATTGTGATTGCGCGATTATCGTTCGTATTGCTGGATGAACACCATGACCGATCCCCTTCATCCACAATCAGGGCAATCCTTCCATCGGTTCCAATCATATAATTACATGATGAATTTGATTTTTGAAACCAGTTTGCAGCAGCTTCAACCGAAACCTGTCCAACATAACAATGAATCGTAATGGTATCAATAACATGATTCCGAGGGCTGTTTCTGAATGGGGAAATTTTGGTGTATGAAATCAATGTAGAGTTACCCATCTATTTTTCCTCACTTTCTGCTTTTTTTCTTAATACTTCAATTGCTTTAACAATGACTGCCGGAATAGGAACGCCCATAAGTCCTGCATTTTCAATAATACTAATAGTTTCGTTTGCCACAAAAGCAATCACAACAGCATCACGGATGAAATTGGATCCTATCATCAAATCAAGCCGACAAGCTACCAAAACGATAAGTAATGTCACCCCTTTTCTGCAAAGCCCTTTCCATCCAGCACGGCTTTCTAATGTACCATTTGGAGTTTTTTCACTATTATGGAAAATTCCAGCAACAATCAGCCCCGTTAAATAGTCAATTCCCATAAAAATCAGCAGTGTTACCAACGCAGCATCCCAGCCCCCAAATAAAGAAGCAATCCCACTTCCCAACATTCCAATAAAAGTTAAAAATTTTAGTTTCATAATCATTAATCCTTTCTTTATATACAAAAAGTACTATATGACGATAAATGTCATATAGTACTTTTTGTTTTTTCTTGATTGTCTGTTTCATTTTTTGTATTCTTGGCCGATATAATCAATGCTTCGCGAATTTCTTTTTTGTCTTCATCTGTCAAGCGTGGATAATCTGAAAATATTTCTTCTATTTCTTCCTTTACCATTCGCTTACTTATTACACGTAACATTATATTCTTTATTGCATTACTCATCACTATCTACCTCCATATATCAGTTCCGCAAGTACATCATCTTGTTCTGCCTGTGAGATTTCCAAATTTTCAAGCCTAATTTCCATATTAGATCTAATGAACATTGTAACTGTCATATTTCCATTAGCACTAATACTTAATGCTTTAAATTCCAGATTATTATAAATTCCATATTGTTCATTATTTTCATCATCACTTACTGACAGCTCTGTTACTGTTTTAAATTGTTCTACAATAGTGTCTATACTAACATTCTCTTGAATAAAGGTAAATGAGATTGAATCTAATCCAGTTGTTACTTTCGAGCACTTATAAATAGTGCCATTTGCTGTTATGTATTCCATACATTCATACTCCTTTCATATATATCAAATTTTTTTCTGTTACATTTCTTTAAACAATGATTTGACGAATAGTATTAATCAGATAAATAGCAATATGGCATGCAAAAAAATTGAAGTCGAATCAAATTTTGCATCTGAAATAAAAGTATGGCGAATAGGAAATGTTGTATCTGTTGATATAGATGGATATATAATAGCTCCCGTCAATACCATTTTTGCAACAGGATTCCCAATTCCGATATTTGTCATTTGGGTACAAGATTTAGCAGGTCACCATTTTAGATTATATAATGGTAATCTTAAATGTAATATGGAATTAGATGGGAAAGAATATACTAATTTACATTTTACATATTTATGTGTTTAAATGTTAGTTTGTATACATTAAACGTTAGGATAGTGACGTTAAAAAAATTAGTCAAACAGCAGTCTTAATTTTACCCCCAGATTTTTATTACAGCAACATATTCAATGGGGTTATTAAAACGTAATATTAAACCATTAGCGGTTAATTCAACACTATCCTCTTTCTCGATTGTTTTAAATCGCATCGAATTAGACCAATGCCATATAACAGCAACAAACCTATATGCAATTATTAAATACACACCAAATGGATATGGTGACAAATCAACTTGTGATACGGCTGCGCCCGAACTGTTATAAACAACTTCTATCTTGGTATCCATATTGCTATTTAACTGACTAATATTGTTCGCAAAATCATTGTTTTGCGCACTAATTTGGGCAATTTGATGTGCTAAAGTACCACTGATTGCTGCATTTTTTTCAGTTGCCGCCAAAGCTAATCCTGTACTATCTGTTACTGCTGCAGAATTTGTAATTTTAATATGTCCCAAAATAGATGTAGTAGCTTTTTGCGTATGATGTACAATAAATGCTCCTACCGCTTTCATTAATTTCCCAAAAGCAATTTTTACTGTTTCACCACTTTTTACATTTTCTAAATTTTCTGCCAATTCAAATGTAAGAATCTGATCATCAATGTTCTCTACTGTTCCTTGCGGCCCAACATCTCCTCTATCACCTTTATTTCCCTTAATATTTCCTATATATGCCCATTTTGCTGTACTAGGATTACCTGATTTCACACACTCATATATATCATTCGTTGATGTATTAATAAAAAAATCGCCTGCTAATGCATTCTCTATATCGCTGTTTGGAAACTCCACCCCATTTGAATCAATACCTGTTATCGCAGTTCCTCTCATCCATTTGCTGCCACGTTCCCCTGTATTTCCGGTTTTCCCTGTATCCCCTTTTTCACCGGGTAACCCTTGTGGCCCCGGAGGCCCTATAAATTCTCCTGTTTCAAGTTTTGACGTAAGGTTATTCAGTGCATTAACAGCATTATCACGAATTTCATTCATTGTTCTTTCGGCTTCTATTACAATATTCGCATTTGTTTCTGACACTGTATGTAATTTTTCAATACATGATATAACTGCACTACGTACATCTTCACCAAAAACTGCATCTCGAAGTTGTGATATCTCATAGTCAATATTTGTCTGCATATTATCCCTCTTTATTTTCAAAGTCTTTGATAAGCTGCTCCTTACAATCAATATAATACTGTTGTAAGTTTAAATCATATTTCTGTACTTCATCTGTTAATTCTAAGTACATTTCATTTTTCAGGTCTGTAGTAATACTTTCTAAAATGCTATGTACCATATATAATGGTAATGGATGCTTCTGAATTACATCTCTTACTGCCATTGTCATTTCTTTTTTTACAGTAGCATAAATCAACGATATTGGCATTTGCGTTTTTTCAATTTGATTCGTCTTTTCCATCTTTTTGCATCTCCTTCACTTTATTAAAATCCATAGATTGCGTTATACACTCATTTGGTTCTTCCATTTTTGGTGTAAATTCTAACGGTATAAATATACATATTGGATCTTTTGAATTCTGTTTCATAAAATCATCTCCTATAATGCTTCTGCTGATGGTGGAACCAAAGTTATCATTCCATTTCTTACTCGAAATGTAGATTTTGTCCACGATATTTTACCATTACCCTCATCAGTAATAGATGTAATGATAGGTACGTCATACCCATCAACAACAGAATATCCATTTGCGAAACTATTTGTTAGATTACTATTTGTTAGAGTTGCACTATCAATCGTATGATGATGTGCATAAAATGAACATCCTAAATGCAGCCCTTCGTATTCACCACCTATACTGCCTGCTCTGGAATATGTTAGGACTGTTATAAATAAACCATTTACATTTTCCTGCCGCGCCCATGTCATATATTTTCCATCATATGTAAGGTTAAAAAGAAGTCCCTTATGTGTATCATCTTCATACCATCCACTTGTTCCGATACTGCCGACATAATAACCGTCTTGATAAAAGTGACAGCCACTACTTGTAAACTTTGACCGCAGTCCTGTATTATCAATCGTGCCATTATATATAGATATGGCTCCCGAAGTTAACTGGACATATTTACTGCTGTTATTGAAGGCAATAAGAACATTATCATAATATTGTGTAATATAACTACCTACATTATTCTTTGTTACACAGCTTGTAATATTGTCAGCATTCAATTCAATACTTGCACGTAATTCATCTAATAAATCCTGTGTATCACGCAAAACGCGGATATTTGTAATATAACATACTGTGCCAGATGCACCGGCTATACCAATATCTATTACTTTCTCCGCACTGGTAATCTTTACGGTTTTTTTCAATGCATTCCAGCAGTCAGCCGGATAAGCATAAATAAATTCTCTTGTCAGGCTGTTTGAAAATCCATACCTTATATCACTTGGACAGTTTTTCCCTGAAGAATATCCCATCATTAAATAAATAATATAATTACCTTCTGCGAGTTCTCCAAGACTCTGCGATATATAAATCGTTCCTGTTGTATTAAATGAAACCTCAAAACATTTCATATTGAGAAATTCCATTTCCTCAATATCTGCTACCATACCTGTTATAGAAAATTTACTAAGAGAAAGTGTTTCCTGTTCCCCTGCCTGAACAAAGTTTTTTCGCATGACAGTTTCTTTTACACTTGAAACAGACATTCTAATCCGATCTTCCAAGTTTTCTATTGACGTTTCTATCGTATCCTTTGCATACTTTTTCGCTGCACTTCCGGTTTCTTCTATGGCTGTTTCTACACTTGTACGATACTTTGCGCTAAGTGATTCTGTACATACACTACCAGCAATAAGCATTTCCCCATTAATTTTACCATCCATAGTAAGGGCAATTCCATCAATAGCTCCACTATAACCATTACTATAATGCGCAAGCCCGCCTAATCCCCAGCGCCATAAGTTTTTAGCTGTCTTTAGATAATCAAGGTCATCAGCAACTATAAATTCGTTTGGTTCATGTATCGCATAACCATTATTTTTTTGCCCATTTATCAGGTCTTTTGCATCCTCTAATGCCTGCTTCCTTATTTCGCTCATAGTAGGAATTGATGCTATTTCTTCCTCAATTGTTGCCGTATCCTGCCGATTTGAAGATATGTAAGACGCAATTTCTTTATCATCACCTAGAACCACCATATTTTTGCTGAACTGACAAATATATATTTTTTTCTTCGCCAGTGGAAGCCATACATCCATAGAATTTACTTCTGAAACGCACCGGATTTTATGTCCAATTTCAAATTGTTCTATGTCATTATCTACCAAGCTTAAATCAATTGCTGACACTTCAAGCACCATCCGCTCATATTGTACAGTTGTCAGATATTCTCTAGCTTTCTTTATAAGATTAGAAGCTACAGTGACATTATCCCATACCTTTGTACCATATATTTTCCCATATTGTGCCACTGCAGCATCATCCGTAACATAATCAACACCGCCGTTCACATCTTTGATTGTCAAACGTTCATTAATGCCCTCAATCTGCGGTTCATCAAGTATCCCACCTAATGGTATAAGACAAGTAATTATTTCTGATGCATCTATGTTTTTTGCAAAATTCAATAGATTTTTCCCAAAACGTATCTGTTGTGTACAATTAGAGTAAAAATCTGCATCTGACAGATAATCCAGCATTCTTATGCCGTTCTCATGGCGCACTACTAAATGCCCGCCTAAACGTTTTATCAATTTATCAGTAATTGTTTCACGTGTTGTTTCATAATTGGAATACCTGTACAGACTGTCATTGTTGTCTTCAACACTTACCCTTCCAACTGTAAATTGTTTCCGTTCTTCCACCTGTGAGTTATGTAATGAAATAATTGTTTCTAAATATCTGCGTACACTGATATCATGATAAACTGCTGGGCGCTGGATGCTGTCGCACAAAAATGCAAGTTCTCCCTCAACATATACTTTTTTGACACCTTTTAAATCCTCATCATCATAAAGAACACGTCCATAAAACTCTGCTTGTTCGTTATTATAGAAAATAATGTCTGTTGTCAGCTTCTTTACATAACTATAATATGGATGTCCGGGATAGATTGTAAATTCAGCTTGACCATTTACATTATCGCCAATTTCAAAATATGCATCTGCACCTATATAAAATGATTTCAGACGCGGGCTGTATATCAAATACTCTTTACCATCTGTAAAGGCTTTTATTGTATACATCAAAGTCTGCCTCCTTCTGCATGAATAGAAATTGTTCCCTTCCCCTTAACATAAATTATATTTTTCCCCGCCTGTAATCCAACACCATACATCGAATGCTCACCCGTTGGGAAAAAATATTCTGTTTTGTCAAATTTTACAGTCATTGGCGAACTTACAGTAATAATGGGAATATCATTAAAATCATGTCCATAAATTACAACCCCTTGCCATTTTTCGGTAGAATCAATAATTATATTTGAAGTATTTTGTGCAAGTCCATCCCTAAACGAAAACGGATCCCACTGCCACGGCTCGTCAGAAGCTTTTACACTGTATTTATATGGTTCACAATAACACTCTATTTCAATTGAACTTACAATAGCATTCTGTTTTGCCGTCCTCACAGTGCAGCGTCCTTTATAATAATAATTTGGGTCTGTATCAAGAATTATTTTAAGTTTTTTCCCTTGTATGGCTGACATAATTTCACTGATAATCATGCTCCAATCTGTATAACTATTATTCCTTACATCAAAGTAAAATTGTAAAGTACGCATACCATAGGTTATACCACCATATTGTGATTCTGTTAAATCCAACAAACCATTCATACCGGGAATTTTTATATATTCCGTTACAGGCTCTGGTGTACCAAGGTCTATTTTTTTTAATTGCAGCCCCCAATCAGTATAAGTATGGAAGCTGCCAAATGTTATTCCTGTTTTATCTGCCATGTTTAACCCCCTCTCTTTTTATGGGTGTCAATTCTCAACATATTACGGTCAATAATCGGTGTCGTGGCATTGCCGATTTCTTCACTGTTAAGTTCAACATGAACGTGGGTTTCACCAGATATATTGACTTCTGTAGCTGTCTGATCAATACTCTGTCGGTTCTCCTGTGATGCTTTGTAACTCTGTGAAATATTATTTTCAATACTAAATTTTCCACTTTCAAACCCAACTGCTGCTTTCATTTTCTTTGTAAGGTTTGACATTTCACCTTCTGCTGTTCCCATTAACTCCGGCATAGCATTTTCTACACCTTCCCCAATACCGGGTGGAATCCATTCTCCAATTTCTTTTGCAAAAACTTTAGACGGAGATTGAATGCCAAGTGCATCTTTCGCTTTGTCCACTAATCCAGATAATGCATCTTTAATACTGCTGTATAAATCGGATACCATACTTCCGATACCATTAATCAATCCCGATATCGTATTCCTGCCAATATTATTAAAACTGCCTGACATATCCGATCCGAAATCTTTTACTCTCGTAAGTACATTCTGCAATTGCGTCCATGTTCTCCCCGGTAATTGACTTAATTGACTATTCATACTTGACAACATATTGCTGGATGTATTTTGAGCACTGGAAAGCATATCCCGTCCCCATGAAGCCACCCTATTAAGTGTCTGCTGTAAACATTTTGAGGATCGTTCCGGTAAAGAAGCAAGGCCATTTATCATGCCCTGCACTAAATAATCACCTTGTTTCTGCATTACGGTAGAAGGACTGTGAATGCCAAAAAAGCTCTTAATTTTGTTTAAAATACCCCCACACATATTGCCCACAGATGTCCACAAACTATCCAATTTCCCGGTAACTCCTGAAATAATTCCCATAACTAAATTAGCACCCAGCCCCAACCAATCAATTTTTGCAAAAAATTCTAAAGCTGTATGCCCAATTGATTTTATTAAATTCGGAATTGCCATAAATAAGGATTTTACACCTGTTACAACCATGTTAATAATGTCAGAACCCAACATCTGCCAGTTGAATGACCGCAATGAATCCATTGCCGCTTGTCCAATACTTTTTATAGCGTTAGGTATAGATGTTGCAAAATTTTTTATACCTTCAGTGATAAATGTTATTATGTTTTTCCCCATTGACCACCAATTAAACGCCATAAATACCGCAACAATCGCTTCTATAATCTGCGGAATATTTGCGACTAACGTTGGAATAGCTTGAATTAATCCCATTGCTAGTTTTCCAATTAATTCTATACCTGCATTTAATAGTTTTGGAGCATTATCATTTATAACTCCAGCTAAGTTCGTTACAATTACTGGAATTGTTTCAATTAAAATTGGTATATTATCAATCAAAGACTGCGCCAATGTCATAATCAAATTCAAACCAGCATCTACCAACAAACCAATATTTTCACGTAACGAACCTGAAAATTCCATTAATGCAGACATTGCAGCCGATATCATAGCAGGAAGATTGTTTGATATTCCTTCTGCCAGTTGATTCATAATTTTAATTCCTGCATCTGCTACCATAGGAAGCGATGATGCAATACCATCACATAAACTTGACATAATACTAGAAACAGATGACATAATTGTCGGAATATTTTCTACTATTACCCTGCCAAATTGTTCAACAGCTTCCCTTCCAATTTCAAGTATCTGAGGTAATGAGGAAACTAAAAATGTCACAATACGTGTAATAATACTTGATAGTGCTGGCAATAACTTTTCAATAATAATCGGTATTGCGTCTATAATTGCTTGTAAACAATTGACTGTTGCATCTAATATTTTTGGAAACGCGGCAATCAAACTTGTAACAATTGTATCTATAATTTCTTCCAAATTATCCATTACCGCTTGTATAATAAACGGTATCGCTTCAACTATGCCATTTAGCATCAATAAAGCAGCATCTAAAATTTGTGGCAATGCAGCAACCAAAATAGTTATGATTGCATTAATAATATCCGGTAAAACTGGCAGCAGTTTTTCAATAATAACAGGAATTGCATCTATAATAGCCTGTAAACAGATTATTGCTGCTTCTAATATCTTTGGAAAAGCACTTACCAAATTATTTATAATTACATCAATAATCTGTGGCAAGTTATCTGTTATAGCCTGTACAATAATTGGTACCGCGTCAATGATTCCATTTAACATTAATACTGCTGCATCCATAACTTGCGGCAACGCTGATAACAAAAGACTGATAACCGCATTTATAATATTTGGAAGCACTGGCAATAATTTTTCAATTATGATTGGTATTGCTTCCACAATGGCATGAAGGCAGGTGACAGCAGCTTCCAATATATCTGGAACTGCCATATTTAAAATATTAATTACTGCCATAATAATTTGCGGCAACTGCTCTGCAAGGAGCTGAATAATCACTGGAATCGCATCTAAAATACCATTCAGCATCTGTACAGCCCCATTTATTACTTGTGGCAGTGCTGAAACCAAATACCCAACAACAGTATTTATAATACTGGGTAATACTTGTATTAGCCCTTCAACAACAATTGGTACTGCATCCACAACTGCATAAAAACATTCTACTGCTGTTTCCATTAATTGCGGCGTCGCAAGGAGCAGTGCATCTATTACTGCCTTAACAATTTGTGGCAGATTCTCCATAACGGCTTTTAATACAATGGGTATTGCCTTAACCAATCCATACAGCATCTGTGTGCCTGCTTCTATAATCTGTGGTATTGCTCCCACAAAAAAAGTTATTACTGTATTAACAATTTCAGGTAAAACCTGTAAAAGCCTTTCAATAATAACTGGTATTGCTTCCACTATTGAATTAAAAAGCTGAACTGCCCCCTCTAATAACTGTGGAAATACAGAAACAAGCCCATCTATAAATGCCTGCACAATTTGAATGGCACACTCTATCATAACAGGTAAATTTTCAATAATTTTTCCTGCTATAATCGTTATCAATGAAACCGCCTGCTTCATTAGAACCGGGAGCGTTTCTGCTATGCCTGTTGCAAGCGCCTGCAATATCTGAACACCCGCTTCTATAAAATTGGGTAATTCACTGATTACTGATTCTATGATTGCCGTAATACAACTAACAGCAGTTTTTATCATTTGTGGTGCTTGTCCCGCAAGACCGGAAATAAGTCCGCTGGCAAGTATAACCGCTGCACTCCACATTTCCCCAGAAACAGATAAAACGGCCGTTAAAAATGATGTTATAAGTGATGCACCAGATTGTGAAAATTCCCCTGCGTGCTCCATAATAGAGCTAATAAACGTACTGCATAGACTTTCTGCCATCTCAATCAAATCCGGTGCTGTATCCATAAGCTTTTTTACAACATCCGCCAAAATATCTCCTACAGCATCAACCATTCCAGAAAAACCATTTTCATTAAACGCTTCCTGCATCTGGTTCACCATATTTTGGGCTTCTTTAACTATATTTTTCAATGGCTCCTGCATATTCTCATACAGAGAAATTCCAAGCCCTTCAAGTCCAGACTTCAAAATTGTTACCTGACCTTGAAGATTATCGTTCATAATTTCTGCCATCTTTTCGGCTGCTCCGTTACAATTATTAATTGCACCCGACAGCTTTTCAAAATCGGCATCTGAAGCATTCACAACCGCCAACAGTCCAGACATTGCTTCCTGACCGCCTAACATAGCCGCATATGCTGCTTTTTCATCTTCTGTTAATCCAGCAAATCCTTTCCTCATATCTTTTACAATTTCAGAAAGCGACTTCATTTTTCCTGATTCGTCTGTTATAGAAAGCCCTAATGCTTTCATAGCCGTACTAGATTCATCTGTAGGTTTCGCCAATCTTGTTAATATGGAGCGTAAGGCTGTACCTGCCTGTGAACCTTTTATGCCTGCATTTGCCATTAATCCAATAGCTGTAGCAGTGTCTTCCGCAGAATATCCTAATGAACCTGCTAATGGTGCAACATATTTGAACGTTTCTCCCAACAGACTAACATTCGTATTTGCATTGCTTGATGCAGATGCTAATATATCCGCAAAACGTGTTGAATCTGCTGCTGATAGTCCAAACGCTGTAAGTGCGTCTGTTACAATATCAGAAGTGAGTGCCAAATCTTCACCTGAAGCTGCTGCAAGATTCATAATACCTTCTATGCCATCTAACATATCCGCAGTTTTCCATCCAGCCATAGCCATATATGAAAATGCATCTGCTGATTCACTGGCACTAAACTTCGTTGACGCTCCCATCTCTTTTGCTTTATTTGTCAATTGTTCCAATTCTTCCCCTGTTGCTCCAGAAATGGCTTGAACATTTGACATAGACGCTTCAAACTGCGATCCGGCTTTTACAGCAGCAGTTCCCACAGCTCCTACAGCAGCAGAAACACTTCCAATAATCTTTGCTGTAACCGAAAATAACGAACTAATCTTATTAAATGCTTTATTGATTGCTGACAGACCTTTTTCAAATCCAGAACTGTCTATTTTTGTATCAAAATTTAATGACCCATCTTTATTCATTGATTACCCTCACTCAATTAGCTGCGAAATATCACCGCCTTCTGCAAGGATGCTTTCAAAATCTTTTATGAGCTTTAAATGTTCAGGATTTTCAGGAAGTTCATACAATTTCTTCATTTTCTGATAATACCTTTTTTGTTCCTTTGACATATCCGCTGTAATTTCCACAGCACGGATTCCTACAATTTTCTGGAATTTAACCGTATCCGGCAATGCCAAAAATAAAGCTCGAAACTGCCACCAGTGAAGTCTTTTTTGGGTCAGGTCAATATTATACGTTTCAAGAAATGCCGCATATATGTACACACCATCATATTCATACGAATATAACGGTTCTTCTAAAATATTGCCGCCTTCTTCATCATCAGACACTTTCTCATCAGTACCGCATCTGTAAAACCATAAAATTTTGTTGACTGCTTCCGTCACCGTTTCAATCCCTTTATATACCAGCGCCTTAGCATATTCCCCATAATACAATTCCAATACGGTGAACAGTTTCTGATTGTCACTCTGCCCAATATCATCCAAACATTGTTCAAACAAAATACCTGTACGGTAATCAGTATTAATCGGTATCATTTTCCCCGCAATCCAAACTTCGTAAGGAAGGTTATCAACTAAAATATTCATATTCGATTAACGATGCACATTCGGATGCGGCTTTTTCTTTTTGTAACCTTGCATAGAATTAAACCCATTCACCTGTTGGCGCTGTGTATATTTATTAGTGAAATCGTTAAATTCCTTCTTTGACTGCCGGAATAAGTCATTTACCTGTGAAAGCCCATCAATATGATCCTTGATATTCTGACTGCCCTTAAAAATATGGTCAGATGTCCCACTTCCGAATACATCATCAAAAAAACGCTCAATATATCCATTTAACTCTCTGTAAGCAGCACCTACGCTCTCATAGTTCTGTGTTCTGCCATGATTCAGCTTCTTTTGGACTTCTGCTAATGCTGGTTCAAGTTTATCCATAAACTCCGCATCCATAAAATCTGCCTGCAAATTAACCCCATTGATTTCAATATTCATTTTTCATCATCCTTTCAATTACCACAGCATATAAAAACAGCGCAAGGTTGTGGTTCTACCCTGCGCTGTTCTGAACGTCCACTGTCCTATTGATCAGTTGTCGTTTTCAGAAATTATCTTAATCTATTCTATTGGTTCCGTAGGTTCTTCATGGGTTACTGGTTCCGTTTCCCCAACATCATATTTACCTTTGAATTCCCCCGCTGTAAACGTTTTTGTCACGGTATCAAACTTGCCTTGAATCGGATCGCCTACAGCGTGGAGTGTGCCTGAAGCACTAATCTTCTGCCCGCCTTCTCCCGAAAAATCACTCACTTCATTAGACACTATAAATTGTCTTGCCTTATATTCGGCTTGCTCGTGACTTGGCGTGCCAATAGGATTAAACATATCAACTCTAACATATATATGTTTTGCATCTTCTCCGATATGATGATCGCGTCCATCCTGCCATAAAGCAAACAGTGCCTTTTGTGAAGGTACTGCATCAAATGTATAAGGAAACTCTGTCTTATATCCAATAATATCTGAAGAAGATGTTGTTTCATTGATATATGTCGTTGATTCGCTTTGCGCCCCCGGGGATTCATTTAATTTTGTGAAACCAATCCCACATAATTCCATCTTCCCAGAAACTTCCAAATAATCTGCAATCATATTGCGGATTAATGCACTTCTTTCACTTCCAAAAATCTGCAAATCTAATTTTTTCATGGTGCCTCCTTAAAATATTGTAATAGCAATTGGACTTGATAAAACGCATTCTCCATCGTTGCATCCATCATATAACCCGGTGCCAATACTGTTAAAGATTGTACTTCACACCCTTCGGGCATTTCCGGAAAATTCTTTAATGAATTTTGTTTTTCTATCCAATTGCAAAAATCTTCGTAGAAACTCTCGTTTTGAATCGCCAAAATCCTGTCCATTGAATAGGCTTCTCGGCTGTTAAAATTAAATTGATGCTGTCTGATACTGGAACCATCAATATATGTTTGAATTATTGGCGAAGTTAGCCCTGTTTCAATCGCATATTCTACTGGTTCATCACCTAGCGCAGCAACTCGAAAAACACCATCTTTCAAAAGAGGACATTTAAGAAAATAATCACTCAATCCTTCAATAATTGATTTAACCAAACTCTCATCCCCTTTCTGCTGCCTTTTGAATATCTTTCTTGTGCGCTGTTTTCATACGTTCAAACCATTTCGCCCCCCGGCGCGAATCATACGAACGTGTTTGTGCCGTCTGATAATACTGAAATCGTGCATATGGCGTGGCATATTGCACATTCCCACTGCCTATCACTGTTCCTATTGTTCCGGAACGTGTTAATGAGCCTGTACGAAAAGGAATTAACGGCGCACAATACCGCAATACCTCACTATCAACGATCATCTGTTTTCGGTTCATCATAGCGCTGCATGATGCGCCAAAACCATTATTCCATTGAAGGGATACACTGCCACCGTCAAAATCAATTCGCCGGTTGGCTGGTGTATCAATATTATGTATATCCATTATTTCCCCCCTATCCGCCAGTGTTTTGTGTACAGGCTGCTGCCTGATGTGTCATCAGCATATTCTGTAACATGAATCAAATCACCCCCCTGTTCCTTTGCGTATGCTGTCAGTTCATCTTCATACAGTATTCGCTTTTCACCCGTGTATTCCCCCAATATGACCAAATCGCTTTTTTGAATTGTCCAGTATTCTGCGGCTTCGTCATTTTCCATCTTTGCATAATTCAAATCCCGCATATATACCCGGTTATTCTGAACCACGGCAGTCAACGGAATCCTAATCTTGTATTGAACATCATCACTCCATACCCCGTTATCAGCCACTTTGGAGCCTTTTCCTTCGACATAGGAAACGCCCCAAATCACCGTGGGTATATATATTTTCCTCCGTGTTGCTTTTTCCGTCCTGCCATTAAAGACAGTCACAGTATCCATATTTGTGATCATGCCTGCACCCCGCTTTCCGTGAAAGCCATCCAGTGGGAATCAGCCGGATCCGGAGCACCTGATACATACAACGCTTTATATAATCATCAGATGTTTCTCCGTCTTTACGGGCTACAACAAACGACACTGAAAGTCCGTCTTTACTTTCAGATTTGACGTTACCACCCTGCGCTATTTCCCTGACTGCTGTATAATAAGCATCCGCAGCAGCACAAACAGCATCTTTTATAATATCCGTCTGTGCTGTATCTGCAAAAATATCACCGTTCACATATGTCAGATATCGGATGTACGTTTCAGCTTCCTGTTCAGCTTTCTGAAAATCCCCTTCTGACAAGGTTGAACCACTGAATACGGTGGAATAATATTCAAAGTCAACGTACATTTCCGCTCTCCCCTTATGCTTCGTCCTGCTGTTCCAAAAACTCCGCAATAATTTCTGCTTTCACTGTTTTGGTAATCACATAGCCTTTAGCAGTTGCCAACGCTTTAATAGCATCAATCTTCATATTGGAAAGCTGTACTTCTGTATAAACCTCATCTTTCTGAATATCATCTAATGAATATGCATTAATCGAAGCGCTTGATACCGCACTTGTCAAAATTGCAAAAGGACAGCGCTTTGAAGCGTCTGGAACCATAGCATTAACTGGATTCGGAATTTCCCAACCTAATCGCATAACAGCGCGCAGTGCTACCATGTCATTCTGCATCAAATTGTACAAAATGTCCCCCGTAGCAGGATCCTGAACCACACCTTGATCAAAAATCTTAAAAGTAATATCCTGACGAATGCTGTACGCCAATTGTGAGAAGTCCCCAGAAATCATCAGAGCCTTACTTCTGTCAAAAGCTCCATTGCGTGGGAAATTCATTGGAGAACCATCTAATGTGTATGTTGTTCCAGTCTGCATATCGGATTTAAACACAGGCTGTCCTATAGTGTCTTTCAGTCCTCGCAGCTTTGCTCTCATGGTAATATCTGACATATGGCCATTCACAAAATAACCACTTTCTTCAACCTTTGCAATAACACCATCTTCTCCTAAAATAGAATCATATAAATCAGTTCCCAGCGTCACAATAGATCCTGCTTTTGTAGCCGTTGTAACAACATCATCACGCCATGTCTGCGGCTTATCCTGACCAAATAAAATTGCCCCGTCAATTTTCTGACCGAACGCTTCAATTAATCGTGGGCGAACTTCTCCCCAAATATCATATTCAGCATCATCAAGTACCGCCTCCGGAATTGGTACGATAACTGCAATTTCTTCCGCATAAATAAACTTATTTTTCCAAGCCATTGTTGTCAGCTTTTTCTTGGCACTTCCACCTTCTCCATTTACAAAGTAAGCCAATGGAAGCAAATCAAGCACGCGCATTTTATACTGTGCTGCTGTCATATTTTGAAGCTTTCGCCCACGTTGCAATACTGCTGACTGTTCCGTAACACCTTGAATAATTTCTTTACTTTCCTGTACTGGTATTAATGCTTCTGCATCACTTCTAGTAATAGAAGTATTTCCAGTGAATGTTTGCAAGTCAAATCCCCGCTTTATCAATCTTTTATTTCTATTCATTCCCTTAATTTTCCTTTCTCTTTACCTTCCAAACGCTGAACGAATGGACGCATTAATAGAATCATTTGCTGACGGGCTTGCACCTGCACCCCCGTTAGGCTTACCTGTGGAAACAACCTTCATCCCCTGTCCCGTAAAGCGGGGATTCTCTTTCAGGAAAGCGTCAGCCGCTTTCTTGAAGTCGGTCTTGTCATCCACCTGTTTGCTGACTTTGAAAAGCACATAGTCCAGATCGTCAGGCTTCACGCCTTTG